GTTGGTTTATCTATAGTTGTATAAACAGCCATCTATCCTCCATACTCCGATACGTTTTTAGAACACACCGCAAAATATCCTGAAGGTACAGCAAATTCAAAATTACCAAAACCTTCACCATCTGCGTTGCCTGATGAAATAGCATCTATTGGACTACCAAAATTTAAGTGATGCTGACCACTACTAATACTTGATACTCCAAAAGCATAAGTTAAACCTGATGTGATACTAATTCCATTTGTACCAGAGGCTGGATTAGAAGAGCCTTGAAAAGTTCCATTTACTGAGAAATATAATTTTGAGTTATCTAAATCTACGGCTACTCCAACAATATCTCCGTTAGATAATGATGAGTATGTTCCATTTGTAATTACATAAGATGCATTATGAATCACTCCACCATCATTATTAAATCCCCAACTATCCACTGAAGAACCATAAAAAGTATTACCATTTATTGTTGCAGCTAAAGTTGGACTAACAATATTCATAATTCCACAAAACGGATAGACACCACCACTAGCAACTTGCTTATATTCCCAATACCATTTTCCTGATGACACAGCAAAAGTTGAAATGGCATGTCCTTGACTAGAGTTATCACAATCAAACCTTAAATTACCCTCAGACATGGTAGTACTACTACCGAGTATTTTTAAAGAATTTAAAGTTGCAAAGTTGTTGGTGCAGGTATCTGTAGACTGATCTGTCGCGGCTAAATTAGACGGACTAAAATCATTGTTATTTCCAGATACATCATTACCTAAAGCTGAACTATCTTCAAAATCTAAATAAAATCCATTCGTTCCAAATGTTAAATCAAGTTCAATTGGTTTCCAAATATTTGGACTGTCACTATCAAACTCTCCCAGTGAAGTTTGAGCAAGTTGTGTACCATCAACGTTTACAATCTCTGTAAGATACCCGTCAAAATGTTCTCCAGAAGAATCCTTAGCTATTCTAAGTTCATTATTAGTATTCCATTCTGTATCATGATTTTGAGAAGGATAAGTTGCAGTTTCAAAGCTAGTTTCTTGTACTCCGTTAATATACATTTTTATACGATTAGCGGCAGTTCCATCTGTTGTATCTACAGCTATGACTACATGATACCATGCACTAACATCACGAAAATTTCTATTTGTTTTTAATAACATATTAAAACTTGCACCATCAAAATCATAAATAAATAATCTATTACTACTATCAAAAGCAATTTTAGTTTCATGGTCTGTTGAAGCACCATCTTGCCAAAAGAAAGTCATACCGCCAAGAGCCGATCTTTTAAACCACCAAGAAATCGTCCACGTTCTTCTATTTCCAGAACCACTAGCTGTTTTTGATAAAACTGGACTATCACCATCATTAAATCTTAATGAATTATCAACGTCATAACCTGTATCTTTGATAGAGTTGGTTGCTAAAATTAACGGTGCGGACATTAATCCTCCAATGTTGGAAATTGTCCTAGTGGTCTTGTTACACTTCCGTCTTCCTGTTCAGTGTAAGTATATAAAGTTTCAAGAGCTGCTGCATCACTAGCATTATTAATTGCTGTTTCCATTTCATTAGATTTAGTTCTTACCGCTGATCTAAATGTTGTGATATTTGATGGTACAGAATAATCAGATACTTCTGTTGCTTTGACAATATACCAATCTGTGGGTGCTAATAAACCTTCAGCTTGTTGTTTTACATTTCTTTTCTTTTGTGTTTTTAAACCTTCAACGTTTACATCCCCTACTTCTTTATTACTTGGTAAATCTCCATTATCTGAATCTGCTTGAGTCCATAAAGTATCTGCAACATTTTTAGCAGTTGCAGTTCCCCAGGATCTAGTGACTTTACCATCTGCAAAAGTAAAAGATTCATTTGTGTTAACATAATATTCTTCATCTTTAAAATTAGATGAGTCTGTGACCACTTCATAAATACCAATCGCTTCTTTTTCAGATTTAGTCCAAAGTTGAAATATTTTAGCTGGGTATCTTACATCACCAATCACTAATGATCTTGGTTCAATGATGATTTTGTTTATTGTGTTATCTATTACTAATGCGTACATATTTTAACTTTCACTTAAATTTAAGGTTCTACCTACTTCTTGCCATACAGCTCCATTGTATCTAAAAACTAATATGTCAGTTTTGCCATCTGCTGAAGTAAATGTTGGTGCAGTTGATGCTGCAAATTCAAAAACAGTATTAAATGCAATGGTGTGTGAACCATTATAATTAATTTCTAAACAAATAAAAGAACCCTCAATATTATTTGTGGGTGCAGAAAAAGTTGTATTTTCAGTTGTTTGATGGAAAGCATTTGGCTTTGCTTGTGCGTCCCAAGCAACTGCATTTGAAGATGAAGTTAATGCTTGTTGAGGTATGTAAGCAATATCATTAAATTTAATTGCTCCAGTTCCATTAGTTGTAAAATTAATATCACCGTTAGCTCCATCTGCTAAAGTTATGTTTCCAGCGTTAGTGCCATTGTTTGTGTTTAAAATTAAATCACCAGTACCTTGTGTCGTTAACGTTGCGTCAGCGTTGTTATCTCCAATTTGTACTGTGTCAGCACCTAGGTTTATATCTCCTGTACCGTTTGGAATAATATCAATATCCGCATTTGAAGTAGAAACTATATCTTGTCCATTTACATCTAAGTCACCACCTAATTGCGGTGTAGTATCTTCGACTACATTTGCGATACCGGTTCCGATTGCAAGAGTTTTGATATCTGGATTTG